AATCCTTCTAAAACCCACTTGTTAGTTTGACTTCCATCCAAGGTTCCGGTAAAACCAAAACGATATTTCGCATCACAAAGTTTAGTCATTATAGATATTAATGACTTGGATTTAAACTGGTGTGCCTCATCTCCGACGACTACATTAAATCTGGAAAAATACTGTTTGGGCAATTTGTAAATGCTTTGCCAGGTGGTAATAATAACTTGGGAATCAGTTTCTCTTTCCTTACCAGCGTATATCTTGTGGCAGTATGAACCAACATCCCATCCATAATCTGCAAAATCTTTATACATTTGTTCTACAAGGGAAGTCGTCGGAACAACTATCAGAATATTTTGTTGTCTCTCAACGTAATATCTCACAACAGAATATATCATCAACGACTTTCCAGAAGCAGTTGGAGATATCAATAACTTTCGATTATGTCTTAAAGCGTCGTATACTCCCTCAACTTGATAATCGCGTGGGACGTGTTTACTAATGGCAGTCATATAATCTTTTACACCTTCCTTTGAGATGCCGTCATTTATCTCAAAAGGAAGTCCATAAAACTTATTGTCGGTGAATTCGTATGTGTATTCGTGATCCTTACAGAACTGAATTACCCGGTCTAAAAGACCAACATAGATTTCTTTTGCATCTACATTAAACAAATAAATGAATCCGTCCCACCACTTATTCTTATAAGCGGGTGAGAACTTTGCGTTTGGAACCTCAAATTGAAATGCGTCTTTCAATTCATAGTAGATATGAGGTTCTGCCTCTATTTGCAGATAAATCTCATTCTTCTTTGATATCACCAAATGAGACATTCATAAAGTATCAGTTATAGGTATTTATTTACTCACAAAGACTTAAGTTTTAATTAACTCATCAACTTTTTTATCATAAGCAGATGCCATTCTTTCTCCGGCATTTTTTTTCTTTTTTAGTTCGGGCGATACCTGCGGCGCCGGTCTTTCGTGTGGTGTTCCGTCCTGAACTAATCCATCTCCATCACGATCAATAGCATCTTTTTTATATGGTTCTGATTTTGACTTAACCATAGGTTGTTGAGTTTGGGTTGGTTGTTGTTCTGGTGCTGGTGCCTGTTGTTGCTGCTGTTCTGGGGGAACCTGTTCTTGTGGTGGTGCCTGTTGTTGCTGCTGTTCTGGGGGAACCTGCTCTGGTGTCGATGGTTGTGGTTGTTCTGGGGTTGATGCTGCCAGCGCGTCTGCTTTTTGTTGCTGTATTGAATTTATATTTGCAGTTGATGCATCGATATTTTGCTGTGCGGCAGAAATTTTGAGCGAACGTTGTTGTGCTTTGTCTGGATTATTTGCCAAGAAAGCTCCGACGTGTTGTCTAAGAACTCTTTTTCCCCCTGGTCCAATAATTCTTTCTGCTCTTTCTTTTGTTTTTTCTGCTTGTGTCAATTCCGCTTGTGCTTCCGATTCTGCTGCTGCTTGTTGTGCTTGTGCCTCTTTTTTTGCCTTCAATTCTACAATTCTTGCTTGCCTCTCAAACTGTTTTAGTGTTTTTGGTCCTTGTTGTGCTTGTGCTTGATTTGATTTTGATTCTTTTTCTGGTTTATAATCAATTTTAGTATTTCCTGGTCTACTTACACCTGTAGATTTATTTTTTCCTTTTGGAAGTGCGGCTCTTAAGTTAGAACTTTTCTGTCTTTCTGAAGAAATTGCAGAAGCTTCTACATCACCTTCTTTTCCAGTAAGAACTACATCAGCAACTCCTTGCTGAGATTTAAATTTACCTTTGCCAGAAGTAGCAACTTGATTTATTATTCTAGTAAGTTGTGGATAATCATTGTTAAGATTATCCAATACTTCTTGAGATGAGATCTTTAGATTTTTTTGCGTATCTCGATCCGCAGTCCTCATATCAATTTGATTTTGAGAAACTTTTTCAATTCTGCCCATAATCTCTCTTTCAATTTTCTCCTTTTCTTCTCTAGATTTATTACTATGAAATTTTTTTACATACTGTCTAGCAGCAGAAGAAACCATTCCTTTCAATTCGCCACTTTCAGCAGAAGCAAGTTGGGCACCCTTACCCTTTTTTATACTGACACCAACCTTGAATTTATCATTATCTGGATCATAAATCTCTATATCACCTTTAGAAGTTTTATCAGTTCCACCATCACGATTAAATCTTTTGGATAATTCTGCTTGAGACTTTCCTGCAACTCTAGTTGGGAGACCCTTTTCAATCGATTTTCTTATCTTTTTTTCTTTACTCAGTGCCAAAAGACCGCTAATAGAATCATCTAAAAATTTATTATATGGTCGTTCATCTCCAGGTTGCCTGCCAGATTTTTGAGAAAATTCATCCTCTCTAGCATTTTGAAAATTGAGAGGGTGTTCCCTGTTTTGCTTCGCTTTTTCTACTTCCTGCCGAATCAATATCTTGGCAGATTCATAATCTTTTTTTAATAGCAAATCTCTAATTCCTTGTTGTTCTGGATTCCCAATAAAATAATTCCAGATTTTACTTTGAGAATTTTCATCATGAGTTTTATTTAATGCTTCGCAAATTAATATAAATTCTTGAAAGGTCTTCATCTACACTTATAGTTTATTCTTATTTAGTTATAACCTGCCGTGAACTTGTGCCATTCCAGTGCGTTCTTGATTTGATAAGTTCTATTTGAAATACACTTTATGACTTCCTCAAGAAACTTAAGCATAATGTCATAATATCTAATCTTAAGATCTACTTTATTCAACCTCTCATCAGCATCCATATACCTCTGTATGGCATCCTTTTCTCTTACCTTATACGGAAATGGTTCTTCGGCATAGACCTCTGCTGTCGCCTTCCCAGTGTAGTAGTTGTAGCGTTCTAAACGAACTCTATTTGACGTTTCTCTTGCTTTCTCACGCAAAAGAGTAATGGTATTATACAGAGTATAATACTTGGAATGAAGTTGAGGAATTTTTAAAGACTCATCGTGTAGATTATCAGGGTCAATAACAGAATCCTTCTGCCACATCTCCTGAAGTTTATCCAAATCAATCATAAACTTGTACCAGTTGGTCCTAATATATTATACACAGTATACTTGAAAGATGCCTCTGCTGTAAAGTACTGAATATCAGTCGCAGTGGAATCAAATTCCAAAGAGGTTAATGTTGTTGGAAATAAATCTTTAAACTTAACAATTGCAGTTGTTTTATAATTACTGTTTAGAATATAAAGACTTCCATCACTGAATACTTGCAATACATTATCTTTTTGAGTTGCGTCGTCTTCTATATCAACTAAATCTCTAAAATCTTGTGTTGTTTCTGGAAATCCAATACCAGTCAACCAATTATGAATTGCCATATAATTTTCCATATTCTCATCAACAAGAAACCTTAAAGATAAATCGCCATATGTGAGTTTATCGCCAGGAACGTCAATATCTTTTAAATATGTTGGTTGAGTAATAGTGGATAAAGTAATCTCAGGTATTCTTGCCGAATTGCAGAAAAATGCTGCTTTGGGTTCTTTTGCTAATGAAAACTTAAATCCTACGGGAGATAAGAAGTTCCTATTGTCAATTTGATTGGGAAAACTACGAGCTGCTGGCATTTTTTATTTTTATTTAGATATAAAAAAAGGGAACCCGAAGGCTCCCCAGAGAACGTGTGAGAAAGACTCACATCAAATTCGCCACTTTGACTCTACGATAGTAGGCGTTAGCGTTGGTTGTGAGTGCGCCACTGCCAGCAGTTGTTCCTTCGGCAAAGGGATTAGCGACAATGCCGTAGCGCGTCTTAAATCCGATTTTTGGTTGGAAGGTGTTCTCACCAACGGCACGAACCATTTGGAGAGGAACATATGGGCAATAGAACAGTCCGGCATCATAAGGAGAAGAACCCTTATAACCAACAACGTAGAACTGATTAGGAGCAACGTTTGCCGAATATGGGTCAATATAAACCTTATACTTACCTTGAAGAATGCCAGCAAATGTATTGCCGGTGTCATCAACATTCAGGTTGGCGTTGAGTGCTGGGGTGTAATCAAGAACTCCTGCCATCGCAAGTGCCGAAGCAACGTCTGCGGAGCAAAGAATCATATTACCCTTCCCTCTACGAGTCTGTTGAGCGATAGCGTTAGCATCGCGCTCGATTTGGAAGATAAGACCCTTGAACTTCTCAACTGACCAGCGACCGTTGGAATCAACATCAAGGTCAAAAGTACCAGCGGTTGCAGTGTTTGCTTGAGCACCAGGCTTAGCAATCTTATAAACGGTACGGATGATTTCGCGGTTGATTTCGGCAAGGATTTCGGTGGAAAGAATGTTTGCCAATTCAGCTTCAGCATTCAAACCGTGAATTGCCTTGAGGTCTTGAGCGAGCTCTAATGAGTACTCAGCTTTCAGAGCACGTGACTTAGCGGTAACGGTGACTTTCTCAATCGAGAATGCCATTTCGTTGAAGGCATTACCGGAACCACCTAGGTCCTCGGAGTCATCGGTACGCATACCTTGACCAACGTTATATTGGTCGGAACCAGTACCAGAGTTGTTTGCTTGGTTAGAACCATCAAGAATAGAAGGATTAGTTCCACCTTGTGCGGTTGAACCCATACCAACGGCAGCGCCGCTGAATCCGTCAGTTAAACCAAGTGCTGCGTTTTGACCAGAGAATGCCGAATTAGCTTCGTTGAAGAATGCTTCGGTTCCTGTTTGAGTTGAATAACGTGAACGCATTGCAAAGATAAGTCCGGTAGGACCGTTCATTGGTTGAACGCCGCAAAGATCATAAGCGATCAAATTGGGCATTGAGCGTCTGATCAAGGAGATCAGAACGGGGTCGAAACCGGCAACAGGTGAAGATGCGCCAGCAGAGAAACCTGCAGTACCACCAGTATTGGTATTGACTGTTGGACCTTCTGTAAGGAACTCGCGCTCTTCACGAAGTTCTCTTTCTTGATTTTCGAGCAGGATAGCGGTTACGGATCTACGATGTGCATCTTTGATCTGATCCATTCCAGAATAATCTAGAATTGGAGCCCACTTCTCCTGCAAATATTCTGCGTTGAACATTTGCATTTGTTTTTACCTATTTAAAGTTTTTTTGTTTGATTGTTTATAATTTAAAAGTCAGATTTTAGCAACTCTTCCGAGTGTTTGAAGGTATGATTCCATTCTTCCATTAACCTGGGGTTGTTGGGACTGGTAATCAGTACTTTCTGACAAGGTTTCAGAGTTATCTCTTTGAGCACTGGTGTATGATGGGAAATAAGATTCTCTTAAAGTTACCAGTTTCTCACGATAGTTTGCTTCACCATCAAACTCAACATTTTCGGCAAGAGAAGCGAGTTTGTCCTTTTGTGAGAGTGCAAGACCCTCAACGACATCTGCAAAAATTACATCTGCAACTGACTCGGATAATCTTCTGTTTAGAGCAACATTTCTTTCAATTTGCTCGTTGAGTTTTCCTTCCATTTCATCAAGTTTATCTACCATATTCTCGATTACATCATATCTATCTTCAGGGATTGAAACATAATGATCTTCAAAAAGACCCTTCATTCCTTGAAGGAATGATTCGGTCATTTCAGTCTTGAGACCGTGCTCAACTGCAAGTGCGTTTTCGGCAACCCACTCGTCGGCAACATACTCAAGGTATGCATCGACACGGTCAGTAAGTCCTTCTTTAATAACTTCAATTTCTTCTACAAGTGCTTGCTCATAGGAGGATTGAAGGCTTTCTTTAATTTCGGCAACTTTAGATTTAATTGCCGTCTCGAAGATGGTTCTTGCTTTTTCCTGAAACTCTTCGGAGAGATCCTCACCAGCAAGAAGGGCATTAACATCTTCTTCGATACTAAACTCTTCTTCAACTTCTTCTTCGTCGGTAGAATCTACTTCTTCTTCATCAACCTCTTCTTCGTCGACGAAGTCATCTTCGTCTTCTTCAGTTTCCTCTTTTACACTTGTCATAGGATCTGCTGCTGCTGCCTTAGCATTCACAACATCCTTAACTTGTGCAAGAGTTACTGCGGGGTCCTTAAGTTTTGAAGAATCGTCATCGGGACGATAATTTTCTGGGGTTGGACCACCGAGATCCTCATAAGGTACAGTTTGACCTGGAGTTGCAACCGGAGTTGCACTCATAGATGAAGATTCGGCAGGTGCGGCCCCTTTGGTTACTACGTTTTCCATTTCTTGTAAATTTCTACCAACGGACATTTTGTTTAGATCTGTGTTATAATCTATATTTATTTATAAATTAAAGATTTTTTAAGAAATCTTCAAATAATTGAACCTTATACTCATCAAGTAAATGTTGATCAACTAAGGTGTTAATTTTACGGTTAGTTTTTTCAATTAATTGCTCGGTAAGTTTTCCATTTGCGAAAACCCACTCCTTACCTTCAAATATCCCCTGCACGAATGCATCAGGAGCAGAAGGATCGGCAACAATATCAGCAGCAGTCGCAAGCATAAAATCTTCACCAACAATTTTATGTCCCTCATTTGTTACTTTGAGAGACCCAACACCACGAGAAGAAACGCCAAGCATAACGCCTTCGTTAATGAGAGCCATGGCAATTTTGCCCATAGGAGTTTCGAGAAGTTGTGCCTTACCTCTAAAATTATTTCCTTCACAAGTGAGAGAGATAATTTTATGAGAAACTCGATCAAGATTGACGGTAGGACCATCTGGATGTCCGAGTTCTCCAAGAGCACGTCCCTTAACGATATAATTTTCATTATATCTCTTTACCTCGCGGGAAAGAGTTTCCATCGGATACATTCTTCCATTACGATTACAGATATTTCCTTGAAGGAAAACTCCTTCAATACACATTCTCTTGTTTGTTCCTTTGCCTTCAGTAATAAACTTTACTTGTTGGACTTCTTCTGTGATGAGTTTCATTTTATTCGGTGACTAACTGAACGACTTCTGTAACACTTACATTTTGACTACCAGATGCAGTAATCGCACTTACCTTGACACTTCTGGCAAGAGATGCATTAGTTGTGGTAATAACTCCAACAATAGAAGAACTATTAAAAGTTAATACCAGGGAATTATCAGATATTGAAGTTATTGCACTATGTACAGTATTAATTCCCGCTGGTTCGGCACCTTGAATAGTAACAAGGTCACTCAATAAAAATGGATTTCCGGCATTTTCACCAAAAGAAACTAGTGTTGTAGATCCTGTGGTAATTCCTGAAATTTTTTGTCTGGCAATTCGCTCTTTTATAACTTCACTAGTGAATGATGAGATTTCAAAACTATTTACCGTGGCAGTTGGATTCCCACCAGTCTCAACATAAACTGATGTTGTACCAGTGGATATTCTTAAATAACCACTTTTAAGGGCAATAGGATTACTAGAAACTGCCGAAGTAGTTGCAGATATCCTATTTACATTTTGAACAATCTTAATCGCCATTACTCCTGATCCTCGGTATTTTCTACATCACCAAACATCGATGCTGCCACTAAAGGTCGAGCAGAATCAACTCTGTCCGATGCCTTTGCGTATAATATTTCTTTAATTTTGTCGGATACAACAGAGGGTGAACTATCTGTTGCAATCAAATCGATAATTTCTTCCATAAAAAAGGTGTATTATTATAAGATTATTTATATCTTGCCACCTTTAGGAAGTTCTGGGGCTTCAGTTGCTCCTCCTTGAGATTCAAGATTTGGTTCCGTAATTGGTTTTCCCAAATCAACGGGTGCTGTCGGATCTGCTGGCGGTGCCGCC